TCTTTTCCTCCTGTACGTTTGTTTAACGTGGCAACGACCACGACATTTTGGTAAAGTAAAAAAGCCTTTTAACGCCATGCTCAGGGCGAAAGAAAACCGCCTCGATTTCGATGCGGTTAGGGTACAAGAAAAGCACTTAGACTTTTCTAAGCGCTTGGTGATAAATACTCTTCATATTCTTTACGTGCATAGTCAGGCATCTTTCTCTTTGCTCTGACGATAAATTCATCAAGTGGAGTATCATTGTTTGACCTACTAGAATTATAAAAATCACTCCTAAAACGATGAATCCATCTTTTAGATCTTTCGCTTGTAAAAACTGGTGGGTAATCTTTTGAAAACTCCTCCAATATTTGCGGATGATTTTTCTCTAAAAATGCTTGACTAAAGAAAATTGCGTTCCCTAAAAAAGCAACTTGTTCATCTGTCGCTTTTTTCAATGGTTCAAACAAGATATGTTCTAAATATTTTGTTTTCAATCCACTACCTCCACTTCAATAATTCTTCGTTTAGTGTCAAAAGCCATCTCTTGCACCGTTTCAGATAGAATCTTAAACCTTGTATTTGGTTTAATTATGAACTCTTTTTCGTCGGCGTAATTACTCAATTCACTGATATACGCACCAACAGATTGGCCTTTCTTTATGAGTATATTTAATTGAATTTCAACATCTCCACCTCCAAACTCCTCTATAACTGCCCTATCAAGACTAGTACTCATAAATCCTTTATCAATCACTAGTGTTTTACCGACAGCATTTACTAAAAAATCGTCTTCTGATTGGTTAAATAATCGATAAGTTTTAAAAGTTTTTTCTGCTTTATATGTTGAAATAGCTGAAATAATCTGCTCAGATTTCTTCTCAATATCATTATACCACTTTTTAGTCTCATCGCTTAATTTTTGTGAGCTTCCACCTGTGATTTTGTCTAGAAATCCTTGTTTTCCTTCTCTCAATACATGGTTGTAATCCTCGTACATCGCTGTTGTATATTCATGGATAGATTCCACTTCATAACTAGATAGATTCTTCAACCACTTCTGATAAGATTTTTGCTTTCTGAAGAAGTCATCTATTTCATTTGGTTTCAGGTCATACACAACCTCAGATGCCTTAACACCCCTAAGAACCGCTTCCCCTTCGCGCTCCCAACCTGCGAAGATTTCGTCCAGAGAACGCTTCTCTTTTGCCATTTTTACAGGGGCGTTATTTAGTAATATATCGAGATATGGGCTAATCTGTTCTGCTTCTTCTGTCCTATCAGCCTTATCAGTCTTGCCTTTCTTATCAGACTTAGCTGCGGGCCTGATAGTAGAACGGCAACGGACATGAAAAGGCGGTGCGGTTCGCCCTGGTTCGTATTCTTTGACAGGATAAACCTTATGATTTTCTGACTGGCAAATATCACTTGTGCGACTATCTAAGACCGCTACAATTTCGTAGTGGTCACCACCCAACTCCTTGATAGAATCTAGTGTCGCAAGGTTATTGTAAAAGGTCGTCTCAGTCCTGACAAGCGTGTCAGCACGATGATAGGCGACCCCTGTACGTTCAGAAAGAGCTCTAGCCATTCTATCAACAGACCAACCTCCTGTTAGACCTTTATTCAAGATGTCACTGATTGCCTTATAAGTCGCCTCCTCATGTCCCCACACATTTGTTGAGAATGTTTTACCACTCCAGTTACTCCCCATCTTATGCTTTACGGCATCGACACCTAATATTGGTTTCTCTATGATTCCAAAATGAGCCAAGTTCTTAGCTTGATGGATTTTACCTTTGATATAGACGTCGCTCAGAGCCTCTGTGACCTTGTCATGTATGCCGTCTGGCTTCCCGTATAGTTCAGCTGTTAGACGCTCAATTTCGGCAAGCAAAGCCTCCTTGCGACTGATACGATGGCGATAACTCAAAGCGTCCAATAGTGGTGTCGGTGTGTCAGGATTTAAGGCCATCTCACGGAATCTTTCAAGAGTTACATGCTTAAACTCTCTACGCTCTTTATCTGTCAGATATTGCTTGGCCTCTGCGTGAGTCATTTTATTATCAACTGCATACCTGGCATAGAACTTCTCAACTTCAGAAACCAACTGGTGTTTATAGTCAGCTAAGGATTGACCAATCTGGGCCATGTATCTATCAGCAACTATCTGAGCGTTTTGTTCCTGTTGCAAAGCACGCTCAGTCCAATACTCATCTATCTTCTTCTTGTTCTCGGTCGTCATGGTCATCCTCTACCTTTTTGAAATTAGTCTGAGAGTATGGATCTTGTCCTTGTTCCTGTTGTTCTTTCAATCGTTCCTCCACTTGGGGTTGATACCATGGATGTTGTTCACGAATGCTTAGGTCGTCTAAGATACCGATTGAGTTCACACAATCTTGAATGGCTTCAGACTCATTTGAAATGATGTCACGGTTAAAGACATAAGTAAATTTAGATGAATCAAACGCTACTCCTTTGTTAGCTGCATACTGTTCTACAAACCAAAGAAATTGCTTGATACCTTTTTGAAACTCGTTTTCTAGCTCATTACAGTCCAAATCAAGGTCTGTATAGCGCCATTTAAGAGCTTGGCCACTTGCATTGCCTAGATTATCATCTTGGGTATCAATGGCTCGAGCAGCCTCATACAAGAACTTACGAGAGCGTTCGATATCTGCTTCAACTCCGCCAGTATCATTGTCTGCTTGCAAGGTATCTACACCACCATCGCTAGAGACTTTGATAGAGCGGAACTTGTTCAGATTATTCATGAACTCGCCCAAATCTGCACCCTGATAGTTTTTCAAAACATAAATCAACTTCGGCATATCTGCCAACATATCTGCGTTAGTAGACATTTGAAGTTGAATATTATCAATCAAAGACTTGGTTTGGACTAAAAGACCGTCCTCATACTCGTTGTAGCGGAATGGAATCAGAGGCACTTTCTCCCAAGTATAAGAGATCCGTGTGCCGTCTGCGTTGACATAATAAAAATTCCCCTTGGTCTCCTTGGATAGTGGATTGAGTTCAAGGTGTGAACCTGTCCAGATATAATCTGTAATTCCTTTCTCGTCGTAATATTCTACAAAGGTTTTGGTCTTCTTCACTCCGCTTTCGTAGACTGCTTGTTTGTAGACACGTACAAAGGCAGATAGTTCCAAATGACGCTCGTCTTTCCAAAAAGGGATAATCTGTTCACTCGGGATTTTAAACAAGCGTAGACGGCCATTCTCGTCGTAATAAGGCAAGCCGTAAGCTATTCCTTTCATCACTGCTTCCTTACCAAGCGACTTAATTGTAGATAAAAGGTCCTCGTCAAACACGCTGTCTAAAAAATCTTGTGATTCTTCTCCCTCAAGCGAGATGGTAGGTTGTTTAGAAAACAAATACCCGACCTTCTGGTCTACCAGCTTCTTAAACAAACCCAATTCAATTCTTGAGTTCGTCCGCCAATCCACATCTACTTTCTTATTTCGAATATCCGTGCGATTTCGATAGTAGTTGTAAGCCTCTTTCATCGTGCTTACTTTCTCAGAATTTTGGTGTTCTTTTATCTCAATCTCTAGTATTTCATTTTGGGTTGTATTCTTAATCAACAACCGCCTGATTAACCATTTAAACCAATTACTCAACATTTCTCCTTCTCCTACCAGAATGATATTCCTGGCTGTCTCATATCGTCTTCAAACGCATATCTTGTAGCGTCGATTGTGTGGTCGTTTACTTCTTCTAGCTTAGGCTTGGGATTTCCATCACGATCAACTGCATAGTCGGCGCTTTCGAATTCTCGTGCAATGTTTGGTGTGCGTTCTGGATCTATCACAATCGCATCCAAATCATCTAACCAGCGCTCTCCATACTCCCTACTGTCAGGACCTTTCTTAGCACCTTGAACAAGCGGAATATTCAGCTGCAGTTTTAACTCATCAATCGACTTAGGTTCTGCGCTATCACAGGTTATCATCTGAGATTGATAACCTTTCTCACGGATTCTTTCAGCCAATTCACGGTTGCTAATCTTCACGTCATAAATCTCATCGATAGCGTAGATAACTCGTTTTTTCTTGTCGTAATGCCATCTTACAAAGGCCAGAGGGTCATTGGCATATCCAAAGTCGTTACCTTGTCGAATATTATCAAACCTTGCTATCTCCTCATCTGTAATCTTACGGAATACCAGATTTTCAAACGGTGCTACACCCGAACCGATAGCCTCACCCAGATACTCCCAACGATAACGCTTCTCTGAACGTTCTCTCGTGGCCTCTGCTTCTTCTATGAATGCTTGGGATATATATGGGTTATCTAAGTAAGTCGAATGGTGTACGTGGGTGTTAGGAGGCTGTATGACACTCTCGTATTTCTTATTTACCCAAGACTGTTTTCTTTTTGGAGGATTGTAAGAGTAAAAGAACTTATAAAAAAGACCATCAGCCAATTCTCCACGTAGAAGTGAGTTGGTGATTGTCTTTACTTCATCTTCAGTTTTAAATTCAGCTAACTCCTCAATCCAGCCAATTGCAAACGGGAAGCGACTGTCTTTCAAGGATTTAATACGCTCTGGATCTTGTGCACCACGGAAGATAATATAATTTCCTCTTGGGATATAGGTTATCTTCAAAGGGGACTTATTAATTTTAAATAAATGGCTGACCCCTTGCTCACTAATCGCCCATTTCAATTGCTCATAGACCGATTGTTCTAAGGTATTATCCGTCTTACGAATACATACGGCATTGACTGGATAGCGCATAATCAGTTGAATGATAGTGTGTCCGAGGTCGCTTGACTTACCAGAACCACGCCCTCCCTTTTCAACCACATGTAAGATTTTAGGGTCGAATGCTGCACGCCACATAGAATAAAAAGCCTTTGGGATAAATTCACTCATTCTACGCTTCATCACTAACTCCTATATCATCAACGAATTGAACAGCCGAAGACATCTCGATTTCTTTTCTCTCTAAATATGCTCCATTCACTTTGAATATGTGGTCTATAGAACGTTGCCTTTCTTCAATTGTCGGAGTAAATTCATAAGTCGTTTCAGATACCTCCACACCTTCAGCGGTCTTTACAGTTTTTTTAGAATATCCTTGTTGAGTTTCCCCTCTAGCAATACTAGCAGAGATTGCCAAGGCTTCTACAATTGACATCGAACGTTCGTCGAAAAGTTCCTCTGTACGTTTTTTGATGTATTCAGAAATGTCAACTTTCGTCAACAACCTTTGTCCTATAGACCTCGCTGTTTTGTCAGAATACCCTGCTTTTATTGCAGCTTGTGTTGCATTTCTACTGATGATATACTCATCAGCGAAGTGTTTCTGTTTATCGTTCATTTTCCATCACCACCTTTTTAAAATCAAAAAAAGCCACACGATGTGCGACCTTCCTGCAAGACGACTACTACCTTGCGTGTTAATTAGAAATTAATTTTCTGATTTATTTTTTTGTAGTCTTTACAACCTCTGAGGGAATCAAACCCTCTAGCTTATAACTTACCTAGGATATAAGTAGCTACGCAACCATGCGAGGTTTGGTCGCTGCTGCAACCATTTTTAAGTTAATGAGTGATATATGAATGCTAAGCCTACTGCCTACCCCATTCTGGGACACAAACACTCAAACGGCGATGCCCGGAATCGAACCGAAGGAAACATAGGAGAGAAACCACTTACCTGTCACCGCCATGTGAGGCCGAAGCCTCGGAAATAAAATGAAAAATATAAAGGAGACGTCAATGAACGAAATAGAGGGAGGGACTCGAACCATCAATGCCTTTACGACACCCTGATTTCAGGTACCTCTCTTTTCAATTCTTGACACTACCATTCTAACAGATTTTAGACTTCATGCGCACTCACTTTAGCTCACTTTGTCTATGATAGTCTCCTCTAATTCAGACTCAGCCTGTTTGCGTAATCTGTAATAAGTTGCCTTGCTAATTCTCAAATTGTCGCAAATATCCTCAATGTAAGTCTTAGTAATGTAAGTCATTCTAAGGACGGACCTACTTTTTGGATTTTTAAGCCTGTTGATCATTCTACCTAATTCAAGTTTTCTGTTAATGACCTCTTTAGTATCCTGCTCTATAGCCTCTTTCATCACGACAAGCTGAGTATAGACATCATCAACTTTTCTAGTCTGTCCACCTTGGACTTTGACACCTGACCATTTAGGACTTGAGAGCAAACCTGCCTCAAGCTCATTGATTTCATCTATACGGCTTTGGATGTCCATGTCAAGGTCTTGTAATTCTTTCAATAGCTCTTTAGCCTTGTTCACTCTCTATCTCCTTTGTGATATAATAATATTATTGAGATTATAGCTGAGGCAGAGAGTGCCTTGGCTTTTTTATTTTATTCTTTATTCGTGATCACACTTTTAAATTATTTTCCCATCAAAAACTAATGTTATTGTACCTGTACCATCTTTGTGTTTAGATACTAAAGCACGACAATCTGAGCCTAATTCAATACCCTCAACTGTGATACTGCGCTTTATCTTGTCAACATTGATGATTGTTCCCATTAATGTTTTAATTCTCATGCTCCATCTCCTCAATCAACCAGTCAAGGTTCTTACGTGCTTTCTTCAGGTCTTCAAGACCGTTTTTCTTCTGGAATCGCAGTTGATACTTCAAGGCATTTCCAAGATAAAAGCCTTTCAGCTGTTCTGGTGTCATGAAATTCCTTAAAGCATCGATAGATTCCATGCCAAATCTTCCTTGGTAGTGGCTTGGTTTGTTTACGTTGTCAATTATTTCTGGGTACATTTGATATCCTCCAAAAGCTCCGGGTTCTCGTATACGTTACCGATGATTTCTTCGTGCTCAGTCCACGCATATCCTTCTCTCAATCCTTTTAAGTATACAGCTGGCATTCCTCCAACATACGTACCGCCATATTCTTTTTCCATATAGACTTCGTGAAGGCATCCTCTTGTGCATTTTGATAATATCTCCGATAAAGACCTCTTTACCATTTTTATCCTTGAGTCCTGTTGATTGCATGAGTTCGATATCTCTAAAATTTCTCCAATACTCTCCAAAGTCATCATATAAGCGAACTCCTTCAGTATCTATATAAATCCTATCAACCACCGACATTCTCTTTCGCCAACTATCCCATGCTCTGTATCTTGGTCTCATTTCAAATCCTCCTTAGATGAATAAACTAGCTAACCATATCAAAAATGCACATGTAATGATTTTTGAAATACTACTTCTTACAGCATACGAATAATCCTCTTCAGTTTCTTTTTTACTAGATAACACAGGCCAGATAAAAGATAGTAGTGCATCCATCCCTAAAGCTTGCCAGACTGTAATGTTACCAACTGGGACAATCGTTGTGATGATTTCATTCCAACCATACTGAACCACAAATGGCGATACAACAATTACAAATACCGCACCTAAAACAATACCTAGTCTTCTCATTTTATAAATCCTCCTCTTTCACAAACGAGCCATCAATCCAACGACCTTTTCGGTCTTTGATTTCTTGGTAAGCCAGTTCAAAGCATTCTTCAAAATCATAACCGAGAGCATTGCTGATTATTCTCAAATAACGGACTGCACACATCAGATTATGCCTGCACATTTTCTTGTCCGCTAAATCTTGCGATAACTGAAACTCGCTAATGTGAACATTCAAAGATTTAAAACACTCCATAACTTCTTTTTCTCTGAAGCTTTCAGAATCCTTGAATATTCCTTGCACATCCTCTTTTATCAGCAAGGCCAGTCCGACAATCACGACTGCGCAATCTCCGATACTATCCTTGGTCAGTTGCTCATTTTTCTTGAGATAGCCAGCGCATAGTTCGCCGAACTCCTCGCTGAGTTTGAGTGACTGCTTGTCTAACCGTCCACCGTTCTCAAGGTCACGGTCAATAAACCATTGTTTGACTTTGTCTATTGTGTTCACAACATCACCTCATCCCCTACTTTGATTTTCTCAAACTGCTCTTTCGTCACCACAAAAATCCCATAATCTCTGATAGTCACTGTATACAGCTTGCCATGTCGTCCTTTCTCAAGGACCTTACCAAATATCTCTGCGCCTGCGTTATCAGCTTTATAGATAACCATAGGGCGCTTTTTCTCTAACTCTGCAATCTTATCCATCTGCCAGATATTCAATCCAGCAGATAATAAAATCCAGATAGCTATGAATCGTTTCAATCTGTGACCTCCTTCTTTCATCTCATGAATTTTGGTATGTTGCCAGAGTATTCCTCGTATAACCAATACTTTCTACAACATTCATCGTAATCATAAGTTTTTTTAATTTTTAGTTTTTGTTTGAGCGTTTTCTTATATTGTTTCGGGCATGGAATGGAAAAATTTTCATCATGGACAGAAAACCAAGCTACAAAATATCGATAAGAATATCTGTAGTGTTTTCTTTTTTGTCTAAGATTCATCACTCAATCTCCTCAATTTTCTAGCGTTTTGATTACACTTTCAATCTGTTCTTTCTTCTTCTGCAATTCTTCCAAACTTTTGACTTCTAATGCTTTTTTAATAATTTCAAGTTGTTCAATTTCTTTTTTAAATTTTATAACCTCTTCAACTTTGCGAGCATAATCCCTAAAATTTTTTGCCCAGTCATATTCATCCCAGCCAAAAACTCTTAAAAATTCTTGCTTTAAGTCATAGTATTTTCTTTCCAAATCTCTATTGACCATAGCCTGAGAATACATAATGTAGAATGTCATAGCTGAAATCAGCAAACAAGCAATAAACATTCCCCAAAACATTAAATCTTTCATTCCGTTACCTCCTCAATCTCAATTCCTGGGCAATCAAATACCCAGCCGAAATCCGCTTCTTCTAGTTGTTTGCGGGTGTGTTCTGAACGAAATTTTTTATCTAGTTTTATATCCGCTAACGTCCAAGCGTCAAAGCGTTTAATAAAGGTTAAGTAACTATATGCTTCTTCAATCCATTTAAATCTTACATAATACCGCTTCTCTTTCTCGACCTCGTAGCCGTCAAGCCAAGCACGAGCGAAGAGATCTCTGTTGGATTTCTTTTGATACCATTCTGTAAATTCCTGGCTTCCATTGCTACAAGCATAATGCAACGCATCCTCTAGTTCTGGACTATGTTCTCTTGCACCCTCAATCACATCATCCACAAACTGCGGAACTTTGACTGGTTTGGGTTCGTCAAGACTTTTAATAAGCTCCTCTATATATACATAAACTGCCCGGCCAGTAAGTCTTATGAGGGTTTCTTTCTGTACCTCAATCCTTTTTAACGCTTCCTGCTTATTCATCTTCCAACTCCTTTATTCTCTTCTTCCAGTTTTCACTTTCTTTTTAAGCAAGTCACGTTCCTCTGACCTGCTAAAAGCAAGCGATTTGACACACGGCTCAGATAGTTCAACTATCTTCTCTTCGTTTTGCTCGATTGTGCGTTTTAATCCGTCGATTACTGTCTGTTTGTTATACTTCAACTAAACACCTCATTCAACTCTTTCACACCTTCAAATTGATTATTCATTTTCTCTCCATTTTTTACAAAACAAATTTAATGCAACCGTGCAACCGATAGAAATCAAAAAGTAAAAAGTAAATTTTAAGAATCCTTATTTAATAGGCTTTCTCTTTATATACTATTATTAAATATACTTTTTATAAAATATCGGTTGCATTATATAAAAATAGTCTAAAAAACCAGTAATATCAAGGGGTTAGGGGTGCAACCGTTCTTTCATTTTATCGGATACATATCGGATACATGCAACCGTTCTTTTTTTAAAGTGCATCCGATGCAACCGATAGAAATCAGAAACGTATCCAATCTACTTTTGTATAATTCTCTTAAAACCTTTTGTATTTTTTCCACCGATTCGAAACTGTCCCTTTTGCCAATCGGGATGATTGTCCATGATCATATTGATTTTAGTCGAGAGTTTCTTATCATTCGAATTTCTCATAAACAGGTTATACATGATTTCACGAGTTGAAACTTTTGATAATTTCTCAGCACCAGGTTCGAACTCGCTATTGTTATCAAAATACTTAAAGGTATATTGATGTTGCTGCTGCATGGACCAATTATGCCAATTTCTAGGCACGGGCATATCTAAATATTCAAGTACCTGCAATTCAACTTCATCACGATACATGAACCGCTCTCGATAAATGTTCAGCTCTTCTTCTGTCTTTTTATCAAACATCAAATCAACACCAGTTTTATAGATTGTGACAGCTTCACCCCAAATCTGCTCAATTGTCTCAGGTTCGATTTCCATCGGATGTTTTTTCTGTTTTCTGGCATCTGCCATCACAGATAAGAACCGTCGCTCCCCTGTCTTGTCCTTAAGGTATTCTTTTTGGTTCGTCGTCCTTGCTAAAATGAAGTTCTTAGCGAATTCCTCGGTACGCTTCATGTAAGGCTTACGATAACGTAAGCTTGTTTTTGAGATAAAGGCTTTCGTTTCAGAAAAACTCATTCGATTACTAGCAACCATTTCATCATCATTGACAATCAAAGATTTTAGCATGATGTCGTAGTTGTCTTTATTTGTAAAATCAGTAACGGCATCGGTATACCAGTCACCACCTAACTTTTGGAGAAGAGAGGTTTTCCCGACACCTTGACCACCGACCAAGTCCAGAACATAGTCAAATTTAACGTAAGGATCATAGACTTTAGCAACTGCACCAACTAACCACATTTGAGCGATTTTAGAAATCAAGGGGTTATCATCAGCACCAAGATAGACCTGTAGCATTTGGTTGATACGCTCACGACCATCCCACCTTCCTGCTGCTCGTTCCATGTACTCTAGAACCGGATTGTAACTTCTTTCTGAGAAGAAAGTCTCCATACCGTCAAGCATGGCTTGATTGGTAAAGGCTACGCCAAAAACACTTTCAAAATAAACTTTTACAACTGAGTCAAAATTTGAAGGCAATTCCCCTTTTTTGAAAAGGGTGTTGCCTATTTTGATATCTTTGAGGAGTTCGTGTTCTTGTGAAAATTCATTGTGTTTTAAATAAATACTAAGCTGATCATCTGCTTTAAAGGAAAGTAGCACATTACTGGGACTGTTCGATTTAATCGCACCTTTATCCGTTAGTATCATCGTGTCTTGTGAATTAATACTTACAACATTACCAATTGCTCTCACCTCCTATCCTTCTTAATCATACTTTCAATCGTTCGCATCAATTCCTTCTCAGGTAAAGGATTTGAACTATTTGCGTTTGCTAATCGGGCAAGCTGAACGACCACTTCATCATCAACCGCTCTAAACAATAGACCACCGACGAATTTTGCTAGTTTATCATTTCGCCCGCCCTCATCACCAAAACCAAGAGCGATGGTCTCAAAGAGGTCGGTTGTTTGTGTACGCTCTCTTGTTTGTGAGCGCCTTGCTAAATCCCTAAGACCGTCTTTGCCATCGTATCTATAGCCGTGAGTTTTACCATACTGCTTTTTAATTGCTCGGATTAAATCACGGGAAGGAGTTACGATTGTCCCACCTTCCGCTGATTTCTCCAAATCCCACTCATACTGCCCCTTGTCTGTTGCTGAAGGTGCTACTATAATATAGTTATTCTCGTGCGCTTTGATATCAACACCAGGCAAGAATTTAATCATCTGAGTAATCGGTTCATCATCTCTTTTAAAATACAACAGATGCTTTCCACCATTAGCAGTTTTGGCTTGTAGAGTTGGTTCGATTAAATTTAAATGTTCCCATTTTTTTAACGACTCAAAGCCATCCTCTTTTCCATGCTTGTCGATATCAATGACGAAGAAGTTAGTTGTCCTTAAAGCGATATTAGCATTCGGATATCCATCCCAAAATCGTTCAATTTCACTTGCAGTCAAGGCTGGTTTATCAGCAAATTCGATTAAAGGCATCTTGTTTTTAGGATTGATTGGAATGACTGAGAATCCTAATCTTTGATATTTTAGAGCATACTCTTTCATACTAGCCATTCCGTGTTCCTCCTAATTTTCATTCTTTAGAATGGTAAACCATCATCCTCAATTTCTTCTACATTTACAGGTTGCATAGTATCTTCTTCAAGATCATAGCTACGGAACTCACGACCATCTTTACCTTTAGTTACAGTGATGACTAAGTTGTAGTAAGAACCAACTGCTTTACGTTGAAGCGCTTCTTCCATGCTCTTTCCGTCTACAAAATCATCAATCATAACCTGGTCACCACTTAATACAATTGTTTTTTGGAAGAATTTAATAGTACGTTGTACTGCCCATTCAAGACTTTTACCTTCCCATTCCGTCAAAGTCCCGAATGTAGCAAATTCAGAACGCCCGATGTGGTCTCCACCTCGAATTTCGAATTGATACCCCAAACTTTCCCATTTGCTATCTGCTACGTTGAAGGTCGCTTTCTTCAATACCACTGGGTAAGTTCCAGCTGGAATAGGACCAGGGCCGTTTGCGCTATCCTTACGTGGGTCAAAGCCTTCTTTTTTGATTGATTTTGCGATATCTAATAAACTCATTTGTTTTCTCCTTTAATTATTAAAATAATTCTTTAACTGCTGCATCTTCGTTCTTCTCTACTTTGGCAGTCGGTTCAATTTTTGGTGCTTCTGTTTTCTTGACTCGTGCAGGTTCAACTGCACCACGAATAGTAGTTAAAATCTTTAAGATTTTCTTATCATCAACTTGATCTGCATAATACGTTTTGCGTTTTCGGTCAACTTCACGATTATAATTACTTCCAATCTTTTCGGTATGGACCATTAAATCCGAATTCCCATTGATAAGATTCACATACTTATCTTTTAAGCTAGGTTTATCTTTTGTTGCATTTCCATTGTCATCATATTCTGAAATCTGACGACTGATATAAATCACGTTCATCGGCAAGGCTTTTAAGTCAATGACTAATTCAGTAACTGCTTGATTAAAGAAATCATATCCTTTTCCATATGGAATTTCTGACAAGGATTTCAAGCGAGGCTTTCCAGTTGGCGTCAATTCGTCACAGACCGCAATCTTGATCATTTCAATCACATCATCGATAACATCGATTACGACCGTTTCGTACGAATGTTTTTGAGTTTGAAGAGCCAGTAGGATTTCTCCTAATTGCTTAATTACTGAATTGGTAATGCGCCCAGATTGGTCTTTCTCGTTTACAAGTTGAACACTAGGTACGCTATTGGCTTCTGCATTCCCGTCCGTATTTAATACAATGGGATTCGGAAATTCATTAGCTAGGTAAGACTTCCCACTCATGGTTTCGCCATAAATGAAATAGTTTCGAGGTGTGTCTCGTGGGATTCGAGGTTTGTTTTCTGGTAGTTTAAACATTAATCTTCCGCCCCCTCTCCAAATAAGGAATCAATCAAATCGATTAATGACGGAAGTTTTACTTCTGTACGTTCGACTACTTTCACTTCTTCACCGTTTAAATAGTTCAGTTTGAAAATTGCATCTACAACAACAATTTCACATTTCATCGCTTTGGCAAGGGATTTATATTGTTTCTTCTGCTCTTCAAATGCCTCGATACTTGTTATAGCTGCTGATTCAATATCTTCAGTGAATTTTGCACTGAAAGCAAGTGTACCCTTACTTTTGTATCCAGTTAAAAACTGGCCAGTTTCTTTGTCACGAAATACGATATATTTTTTTGATTCTTTCATTTTCTATACTCCTTTAAAATAAAATTCAATTACATTTACATCATGCTGCTGACGGCTTCCTGTTATGCGCCAGAGCAATTGCCGATAATCATCATACTCTCCAGAACCTTCTTCGACAGGATCCAGAACAACAATAGTTTGGTATTTGTGTTGTAAGCCATCCACTCCTACACCCAAAACTTGACTGGTAGCGACGACCACTTGGTTATCAAGACCTTCTTGAACATCTCCAGTCCAGATACCGATATCTGGGTGGCGTTCACGAATAACATTCACAATCTGTTTAGATTTGCTGACAATCAGCATATCATGTGGCGCTCGTTCGATTAGCCCATCAAGTTGTAACATCAAAGGCGTATCAGCATTAACTGGTTTTAACTTTGGGAAATCGACTGCCACGCCTGTTTGATTAAGATAGCGCTCAAAAGTCTTTCTCCCAAATGATTGTTTTGCCATGGCAGTCTTACCGTCAACTGTTACAAGATTTAGCTTTCTAAATTCTGCAAGTTTTTCTGGATTGCCAGGTGCGACTCTCTTTGGGTAGAATTTAATCTCAAAACCGTTATTTTCAACTGCATTTTCGATTTCTTCGATTTCTTCCCACCTAAAGAAATTTGGTAGGTTTGAGACATAACTTTCATAATCTCTAAATTTTTCCCACTTCTCTTTTGAATAGCTGAATGGATCATAGGTCATTTTTCCATGAGTCTTTTGCCAGTCGAATTTATTATTTGGGGTTGCCCAACCAAATACCGTTTTTTCAAGCGGATAGAAATTTTGTCCTTTTTTTCGGATTGGTGTAGCTGAAAGACCTATCGTGTATTTTCGCTTTATTTTGTGATATAAGGCCACTTGTTTATCAGATGACATATTCTGCCATTCGTCTACTATCAGTACATCACAATCTAATTGATGCCCCTTTTTGAGCTGATTTTGAAGGTATCTATCTGTTTGAATGACAACTTCAACATCTTCATCAAAGTTCATAAACTTGACTGCATCAATCCAACCATTTAGGATTGCCAATCTATTGTTTGTGATAATGATTTTTTTAGCTTTTTTATGCTTGGCGATAGCAAGCGCACAGATAGTTTTGCCTCTGCCCCCTAAAGCCTCAAGAAAAATTCCGTTTGATAAATGTTCACTTCTCTTTACTGCTTCAGCTTGCCACTTTCTTAGCTTTATCGTGATACTCGCTCACCACCTTTCCGATGTCTTGGATAACCTCTTCAACATCATTCCTCATAGCCCAAAATAGACCTAGTCTTGCTGCTGCTCGAATGTCTTGATGATGGCTTTTCTCAAACTTCCAAAGACCTAAGATTTTTAAAAGATCGTCTGGAATATCTGACTTATAACCTGCATTGAATTGAAGAATAGCCTCTGGATAACACAACTGGATATAAGCGATGGTTTCCGCTACGCTATTATCTTTCGATTTATCGTTATCTCTTGCTCTAAATTCTTCAACAATCACTACATCGAACTCAAGGCTCGTTCCGATTTCATGGAACCAATCGGCGAAACCTCTCATACCATAAGAGGCTACCCAGCTATCGACTAATCTCGCATTGTCTAATAAGACAATCCCTGTTGTTGAAGTTTCGATTTTGTTACTACTTGGGTCAATCGCTAAGATTTTGGTCATTTATTACCTCGATAAGATTTTCCAGTAAGTGTCCGAACCCTTCAATTTGCTCATCTTTAACATCGTAATCATCGATTTTAAAATCTAGTTCGATACATTGTAAAGCTTGTTCAAAAGTTAAAAAACTATACACATCACGTAGATTGCGAGCATACAACACAATCCGTTCTCCTGGGAAATCTATATTATTTACCCGTGGTTTTTGATCGAATAAAGTACCCATTATTTAATCCTCAAACTTCTACTTTCTTGCAAAGTAGCACCCTTGACCTTCTTACCTGCATTCAGCAATTCCTTGATAGTTGTTTTATCTGGAGTTAGTTTTTGCACAAAATATTTCTTAGGTAGCAATTCCTCATCAATAACTACAGATGGTTGATTTTTACCCATGTAAACAGTAAAAAGTAAACCCTTAACTTTTTCATGCCCTGTAATTTCAAATGCTTCTTGCATGTTTTTTTTAAGCCATACAACATCATTATCTAATGATTTATAACGAGCAGTCAGACGATCAATTTCTTCTTTGATTAGCTTTTTGCTAACTTCTTTATTTTTGATAACCTTAGCAGTATTTTCGACTTTTTCTTCAAACTGCTCAGTCCAATCAATTGATTCCAGTGTATCAGCTTTTGTTTCTTCATCTAATCCTTCCGTGTCATTGATTCGTTTAAAAGTCCCGGTTAATTCGTAAAGTGTTGCCATTATTTCGTTACCTCTTTCATTAATTTATTTGCTTCTTTGATAAGCAAACGCATAACGTTGCTATCTGTTTCTTTCTCTGCTGCTCTTGTCAGCATATCTACCCACTCACGTCTAGTGTCATTCTTCCAATCAACTAGTTCAATGAGTTCTTCTGTTTTACTAAAGTAAGGTGAGTAGTCTAAAGACTTATCTTCTAAGCGGACACATCTACCTGCCTTCATATCTTTAGATACATTCGCTCTCACGATACTATTTGTTGTGTTGACAACCTCAGCTACTTCATCATATGAGGCAGTAGGGTGGTCTTTGTAATATTCCCTAATTCGTTCCGCTTGAGTCATTCGTCCTCTCCTTACACGTTCATATTCACGTTTGAACTTGCATCTTCAATCAATGCTTTCAAATCGTTTTGATATTTATCAATTAGTTGTCTATTGTTGTTTACAAAATTTTCAACAACTCGTCCAAGAAATTCTTGAGTTGGAATTCCTTTGATATCAGCCAGTAATTTTACAAATTCTTTCTGTTCCTCAGTAACTTCTGCTCTGAGAAACGACTTCCCTTTATGGTGTAAATCCATCAGTCATACGCCCTTCCTTTAAATTCATTTTTGATTTCCACGCTCTCACATTTCACGCATTCGTAAGGTGGATAGTTATCATACCAATCAAACTCATGTCCACAATCAGCGCAAGTACATTTCTATAAGTACATCATTTCCTCCGTAGTTTCAGTTGGAAATTCTCTGCTTCTAATCTTTTTCTTAAAGATTGTTCTTGTTGCAATTGTTTCTTGAGATCATCGATTTCGTGTTGCATATGTGCCATCATTTCTAGGTCACGCATCTTCTCTCTACGCTTGCAAGTGGATAAATCCCACGCTTGTCTATCCCATACGATTTGCATATCGTGCTCTCCGTGGCTCTGGTAATGCTAGAGGTTCTGGTCGCAATCCTACAGGCGGTTCGTTGTCGTAGGTAAAGCCAGGAAATGGACGACGGATATTCTTGCGAATCTCTTGCCATTTGTCCTCTCTACCACGTTCGAATGCGTGATTGTAGCCTTGGATAATCATAGATGCAAATTCTTGCTCTTCTCGTCTTTCTTCTTCCTTGCGTTGTTCCTGCAATTTGATATAACGGCAAGCCCCTGCAAATCCAATCAGCAAGGCTCCAACCCCCATTAGCTGGTCTAAAATCGGTGGTTCAAACATCTCTTTTATCTCCTTATGCAATTTCTTCTTTATCTAACGCTTCATCTACAATTCCACGTAACACATCGTAAAAGCGATGTCCTTCTGGAATAATAATTGGTTCATCTGGGTCTAATTTTCGACCGTAAGCATATACTGTTACTTTCATTTCTTTCCCTTTCGTGTTATAATCATGTTGAATATTTAAGTATGCGCCTGATTGCCGTCAGGTGCTTTTATTATCTTCAATTCTGCTATAATAAAAGCAGAGAGGAGTTAACCTTATGACTTTTAAAGAATATTTGACAATAGCAAGCAAACGCGACATCTACGATGATGGTAAAGATTTTGATTTTGAAACCATCTTTGCTAGAGAAATATTACGTTATGCACACGATTACGAACTGGAAACCAAAACAGGTTTCTTTCGTCATCTTGAAATCATGGATGCCGAAGCTTGGTTTATCGAACTTGCTCACTCAGTCTATCAAGATTTTGAGAAATCAATTTCAGATTCTCACTAATCGAGCGTGACTTTTTTTGATACGGCAATCTCAGAAATTTACCACCAGAGCTGACTACCTTAATGATTTTTTCAAGGTGATCTTTTTCTTGTTCCAAACTTTCAAGAACGCTTTCCATCTATGTGTTCCTCCTTTTTCAAAAATAAATCGATGCAGTAATCGCAAAATACATTCCATAACAGACCGTCTAGGAAGTAGTTCTAGCTTTTTCTGAGCTAGTTCTACTTCTTTTTTTGCTTCTTCTATAGAAATTAGAGTTGGGTTATCAAACCAATCTTTTTCTAAATAATACCTTTGACCACGCTCAGACATATAATCAATCAATGACTGAAAATGCTTTATGCGTTCATGAAGATATTCTTTATTTTCTTCCATCCGTCCTCCTTTCTATTTGTGATATAATGATTTAAAAATATTATCTGAGGTATTTGTATGTCTGAAGTATTTACAACAACATTGATTTCTGTTGGTGCAACTGTTTTAACAAATTTGATTATTCACGGTTTTGCTTACCAGCAAAAAAAGATTGAAAATAAAAACAAACTCGAAGAAAAGAAGGTTGATTTCTTAAATACCCAACTAAGTCAGGATAGAGATTTATATATTTCAACTTTTCAAAATTTTGCATCGATTAGTGGTAAAACCGTCTCATACGTAGAATCAAGACTTGACGATGCTCCTCCGATTGATTTAGATATCATCACAAACTTCGATGATATCTTTTATAAGACCTATCTATTTTTAGATAGCGATGAAGAGCAAAAAAAATTCATCAATTTCAGAAATGCGCTACGTTATCAAGCTGGATATCCCCACCCCGATGGACTTTATATTTGGGATGTGCAATTGGAAGAACAGTCCTATGACCCAGACACAATCGAAGAACCCAGATATATTTTTTTTAGGCTTAATGAATGTTTATTGATTGCTAACAAACATATCAATGACAAACTCCACCTTCAATCTTCTACGAACCGTTCGTAGAGTTCATCTATTTCCCTCCGTTGCTCTTTTGTAAACGGAGCGGTATTATTTGTCCAAGTTATCTGCTTGCCTTCTTCACGCTTTATTCTTCCTGCTCTAACAAGCAGGTTTTTAAATACCTCGTAAGGCATGTGAACTCTGATGTCTTCTTTCATTCTCCTACTCCACCTTTTTTTGATATAATTTAGCTATCTCATACGAAAGGAGGATAACTATGATTACTTGTCACATCATGACTAATGGTCGTGTTGAACCTCTATCAATGACATTGCCTGCTGTTCCTACTATCGGTTCTGTCATTGCTAAGTCAGCAGACCATAAATCGGAGCATTACTTGGTGAAATGCGTTGAGTATGTCAACGGACATGATACTGTCAATCTACATGTTCAACCATTTCCTAATCAAATCAGTGCTGTCAACGCTGTTGATGGTTTCAGGAATAGCAGATAACTCTACTATCTTGACCCAGTAGCTATCTAGCACTTTCTTATCAACGTAGACCGCTTGTTCGCATAAACCGATGTGTCCATCAATGACCATCGCTCTACGGACAAGTAGGTCTTTTTCTGTTTCCAGTTCAATACGTCCAGCAATGTTGCCAGAGATTTCAAGGTACTTGTCTGGTTCTTCCATCCTTCCTCCTTTCTAACACGAATTTTCGTGTTTTAGCTTTTAAAATTAAGCAGTATCTACTGCTTGAGTGAAAAGATATCCTAAATCGTATTCTGGGAAGAATTTTTGTTGTAACGCAAGTGCTTCGGTAAACTTAAAGTCGTAAGTGCCACTAATTTTGTCACTTACTGTCTGAGCTCTTACACCCAAAAAATCAGCCATATCTACAATTGCTACACCTTTTTCTTTGCGTGCCTTATCAATATTCAGCATAACCTTTCCTTTCTAACACGATTTTTCGTGTTTTTTATTTATAAAATCAAGCTCATTTGAGCTTAAGACAATATTAGCACTAATTTTCGTGTTTGTCAACACTAAAAATCATATTTTTCTTTATTTTTTTGATAGACATACGAAAAATCGTGTGTTATAATAAGGATAGAAAGAGAGGTAACTATGAACGAAGATAAACTAAAGCAACTAATTCTTTCTCGTTATAGTTCTGTAAAATCTTTTGCAGAAGAAAATGGTATGCCTTATTCAACTGTCCGTTCTATATTAGAACGAGGAATAATGAATGCTAATGTTGAAAATGCTATAAAAATTTGTTCAGCTTTGGGCATTAGACCTGAGATATTTTCTCCCTTATTGCCTACACAAAACGAACACCCTGAAATCCTAACCATCTACAACCAGCTTGAAGAGCCTAAACAAGAAAAAGTCCTTGACTATGCCAAGGAACAATTAGAAGAACAAAACAGCTCTAAGATTGTCTCAATCTTTGATAAGACTCAAGATGAAGACTATATCACCGACTACGTAGAAGGCTTGGTTGCAGCAGGACACGGAACTTTCCAAGAAGACAACCTCCACATGGAAGTGAAGCTCAGAGCTGAAGATGTCCCTGACGAGTATGACACTATCGCTAAGGTGGCTGGTGACTCCATGGAACCAATGATTGAAGATAACGACCTGCTCTTTATCAGGGTCACAAATCAAGTAGATATCAACGACATCGGTATCTTCCAAATCAACGGTAAAAACTTCGTTAAAAAGCTAAAACGTGACTATAACGGCGGTTGGTACTTGCAAAGTCTCAATAATAGCTATGAAGAAATCCACCTGACAGAGAATGACGACATCCGAACTATTGGGGAAGTTGTCAGTGTGTATAGGGGGTAGTGAATGGATAAAGATAGTTACCTTGAGGAACGACTGAATAATCAAATAAAATGGTATGATACGAAAAGCACGTATCATCAACACCGATTTAAAATTCTGAAATACACTGAGGTATCAATGGGATTCTTAATTCCATTGATATCAATCGCTAAGCCGATTAACTTTGAATTTTTTTCTGCTACTTGCGCAGGAGCTATGCTACTTTGCGAAAGTTTTATATCAATCTCAAAACACCACGACAATTGGATTGACTACCGCAGAACAGCAGAATCTTTAAAGCACGAAAAATATATGTTCTTAACAGGAACAGGTGTCTATAAGAACGAAAAAGATGGTTTCGCACTACTTGTTGAGCGTTGCGAAACCATCATATCTAGCGAAAATATAAACTGGGCTAATCTTCAAACCGATACAACCCAAAGAAAGGAATAGAAATGGCAGATAAAGTTTTTGTAAGTTACAGAGCAGACGACGAAGGAACTAAACATAAGAATCTTCTAGTAGCGTGGTCTGCAAATGATTATTTTTTCCCAGAAATTAAGTTTCATGATACCTCTATCGGGACTTCTATCAATTCGGTTAATGCAAACTATATCAAATCAGTAATAAAAGACCGAATAAAAGAATCAGATATCGTGTTATGTCTTGTTGGGAAAAACACGGGAAGCTCAGATTGGGTCAATTGGGAAATCGAAACCGCCCATAGCATGAATAAAAAAATCGTAGCCGTTAAAATAAATCGTAGCTACGATACACCTATTGCTTTATATGGTAAGGGAGCCAAATGGGCTATGGATTTTTCTAAAAGCGCAATTATAAAAGCCTTACTTTAAAATCTCATAAGTTTTTTGAAAAATATCTGGCTTAACTGGATATTTCTCTCCGTTGACACCAGTAATAATCCAATCTCCAGGAGAAGCCTTCATGACCCCTTCTAAAGTGTCAATATACATTTCTATATCAGTTCGAACTGCATCTACTACTACAGGAACCTTACGAACTTTGACCATGACTAAACCTCCTGTTTTTAGATTATTATAGCATAGATAAAATCAAAAGTAAAAACCAACTGTTTCCATTTTGGAAACAACTCAAAAAAGCCCCACGCTCAGAAGTTTGGCGACCGAGAGCGTGAGGCTGTAGACAAGAAAAAAGCTTTAAAAAAGCTATTTTTCTTGTACCCATTTTATCAAAAAAGAGGTACAAATTCAATGGTAACTACAAATAAAGTGGCTATATATGTCAGGGTTTCGACTTCATCTCAGGCTGAGGAAGGTTACTCAATCGATGAACAGAAAGCTAAACTGGAAGCCTACTGCGAAATCAAAGACTGGAAAATCTACGATACTTATATTGACGGTGGCTTCTCTGGAGCGAACACCCAAAGACCTGAGTTAGAGCGCTTGATTTCAGACGCTAAACGCAAGAAAATTGATATCGTACTTGTCTATAAACTTGATCGCTTGAGCCGTAGCCAGAAAGATACTCTGTTTCTGATTGAGGATGTGTTTGCTAAAAACGACGTAGCGTTTATCAGCTTGCAAGAAAACTTTGATACTTCTACACCATTCGGCAAGGCCTCAATTGGTATGCTTTCGGTATTTGCCCAGCTTGAAAGGGAACAAATCAAGGAACGCATGATGTTGGGAAAAGAAGGTCGGGCAAAGAACGGGAAATCCATGTCTTGGACCACCATCCCGTTTGGCTACGACTACTCGAAAGAAACTGGTATCTTATCGGTCAATCCGACCCAAGCGCTCATTGTCAACCGTATCTTCACAGAATACTTGAACGGTAAGTCAGTAGTCAAGATTATCAGAGACTTGAATGCTGAAGGGCACGTTGGAAGAAAACAGCCTTGGGGCGAAACGATTACCAAATACTTGCTAAAAAACGAAACGTATTTAGGAAAAGTAAAGTACAAAGACAATGTATATGAGGGGCAACATGAACCAATCATTACCCAAGAATTATTCGATTTAGTCCAGCTAGAGGTCGAAAAAAGACAGATTTCAGCGCTTGAAAAATACAACAATCCCAGACCATTCAGAGCCAAATATATGCTCTCAGGATTAATGAAATGTGGATATTGTGGTGCGTCCCTTGGCTTAAAGTATACAAGAAAAGATAAGAACGGAATCTCACATCATAAATACCAATGCCGAAACCGTCACAGTAAAGATTTAGAGAAAAGATGTGAATCTGGGTGGTATTCCCAAGAGGAACTGGAAAAGGACGTAATTAAGGAGCTAGAAAGACTAAAGTTAAATCCAAAATATAGAAACGAAACACTTGCCAAGAAAGAGGAAACCATTAAAGTTGAAGAGATAAAGAAACAACTCGAACGGATAAATAAGCAAGTCTCAAAACTAACGGAATTGTATCTGGATGAAATTATCACTCGAAAAGAATTAGACGAGAAAAACGCTAAAATAAAAACAGAAAGACAGTTCCTGGAAGAACAACTAGAAAACCAAAAATCAAACGTAATAAGCATTAGAAAGAGGAAACTAACACGGTTACTGAAAGACTTTGATGTCGAAAAAATGAGCTACGAAGAAGCTTCAAAAATTGTTAAGACCATCATAAAAGAAATAGTTGTCACAAAGGATGATATGACGCTAACGCTAGACTTCTAAGGGGTTTAGCGTCTTTCTGTTATTTAGTCAAGCTAATCAAGATAACTTTATTATACATATTTTTTCCTCCTACTTATCTATTCGTAGGAAATCAAAAAAAGTTACAGAAATTTGTAACTTTTCGAGAAAA